TCTTTTTTATTACAATCAAAAATGACATCGTTATAATGTTCTCTAAATACATCAATATCAATTTCATATTTTTGATCTGTTATATTATACGAAGCCGCTTTTTGTAAAATTGGATCCTCAAAGTATCTCGATCTATGTTTAAATTTTTGTTCCAATAATTCTTTTTCAGATTCAGAAACTATTTCTAAAAATCTTTTCAAAGATGATTTACAAAAAACTATATTTCCTGTCTTGTTTCTTGTAATATGACCGTGTGTTCTACCTACATTTTTAGATATTTCGATTATTACTTCAATTCCACCTTCTATAATTTCAATAGAAGGTATGTGGGGTAAAAAGTCATTACCAGCCAAAAATATAAGGAATACGAAATCATTTATAACCCATTCCTTATTAAATTTAAAATCAAATAATGCATCTGATGATTTTTCCCATCTCATAAGTTCTACTATCTTTTCACGAACAGCTCCAATATCAATTAAAAGAAAATTATTCTTATGATCATAAGTGTCATCACGTAAAACATAAAATTTTGGATAATGAGTCAACAAAGAAAGCATAATTAAATCAGCGTCAAGACCATGAATTACGTAACTTTCATTTTTATCACCAAATTTCCTTACATAAGCTAAAAGTTTTTGTTCACCCTCACTTGGAACTGATGAGGGTGAATATATTATTTCAATATTTTGCCATAGAGGATTTTCAGATAATCTTTTTCTTATAAACCAATCTATATACTTCGATAAATGGTCCATAAATTTTGTACCTGGTGTCAATTGATTTGAATCAAAACTTTTATCATCATCACCTCTTTCCAAAGCACTTTTATATCTTCTTTTTCTCTGTTGACATTGTTTTGCTACAGGTGCGGGACCATCAACACATAAAATAACTTTACTCTTTGGATTTACTGTGAAAAGAATATTTTCCAAAGTTTCACAAATATCTTGAAAAACTAATTGATGTGTTTTATTATTTTCTTTTATAATAATTTCATAAGGTGGTTTAAAACTTCCATATTTAAAAACTTTTTGTGCTGATGTATGAAATAAACCATTCATATCAATAAGTAGATTATCTATTTCTAATGACAATTCAGAATTAATAGATCTCTGAACCTTATAGATATTTTCTGGAAATGTTTTTCTAAACCATGAATAAAATTGAAATACTCCCATGTTGTTGTGATATTATAATTTATATATATAAAGTATAATCAAGTAAATTTTAAATATCAATTTTTTTATAAAAAAATGATATTTAAAAATGAAAACTGTTATAATATATAACGATTATTATATAACAATGAGTACTATTATCAAAAATTACCCTGCTCTTTTTAAGAAAGATAAATCAGGTAAAGTTCGTGTTTGGAAACTGAATGCAATTTTAAAGAATGATGACAATTCTTTTTGGATTCAAATTGATTATGGACAAGAAGATGGTAAAATTACTCGCAATGAAAAACAAGTAACTGAGGGTAAAAATATTGGTAAAAAAAATGAAACAACAATTGAAAAACAATTGATTCTAGTATGTGATAAAACTTTCAAGGATAAAAAAGAAAAGGAAGAATATACTGAAAATATCAATGAAGATAAGATTGATAAATCATATGCTCCAATGCTTGCAGATAAATGGGAGCCTACATCAAAAACTAAAAGAAAGATTGATATTATTTTTCCTTGTTTTATTCAACCTAAATTAGATGGTATTAGATGTCTGACTTATTTAAAAAATGGTCAAATAGTAAATCAATCGCGACAACTAAAGTATTTTAATAATTTGACACATATAAACGATGAACTTGTGAATTTATTTAAAAAAAATCCTAATTTAGTATTAGATGGAGAATTATATAATCATGATATAGTTTTTAATCAAATTGCTGGAATAGTAAAAAAGGAAAAATTAAAAGATGATGATTATGAAAAGCTAAAACAAATTCAGTATCATGTTTATGATTGTTTTTTTGAAAAAGAAAACCTGCCTTTTAATGAACGAAGTACTTTTCTTCGGTATTTAAAAAATAAAATGAAATACACAAAGATAGTAGAAACTGAATCATGCGATTCAAAAGATGACGTAGTTACTTTTCATTCTAAATTCTTAAGTGATAAATATGAGGGTGCAATACTAAGAAATTGCGATTCCATGTATGAATTTCGTCGAAGTAAACATTTACAGAAATTTAAAACTTTTTCTGATGATGAATTTGAAATTATTGATTTTAAGGAGGGAACAGGACATGATTTAGGAACAGTTATTTGGAAATGTAAGACAAAGGATGGAAAGGAATTTGATGTAAGACCAATCGGAACAGTTCAAGAGCGTTCAGACTTATTTAAAAATGGTGCTAGATTAGTAGGTAAAATGCTCACTGTTACATATCAAGAATTGAGTGAATTTGGAGTACCGAGATTCCCAGTTGGTAAAACAATAAGAGATTATGAATAAATTATATTTTTATTTTTTTATAAAAAATAAAAAAATCAAGTTTAGTTCTTATATATAATGCACTTCAAAAAATATTTAACATCTTTTGTTGATAGAAATTCACATAAAGGTAAAATTGAATTATCATGCCTATTTGAGACAAAATTCACTAAATTATTTTGAATTTTAAAAGATAATTCAGTTAGGATTTCATTTTCAGTTTTAAAATCTTGTTGATCTTCACAATCAGAATCGTCATAATAAAATGGTTCTTTTGTATTGTAGTAATTTTCATTATCTTCTTCTATATTTATTATTTTATTCTTTGTACTACTAGTACTATCTAAAGATGGTTTAGACATATTATTTTTTTAGTATACAAAAAATTAATCTTTAGATATGTATTTTGATGAGGAATTGTATACAAAGTTTATAAATAAATTGAAATTATGTCTAGAATCAATATTTATATCTTCATATTGTTCTTTAATCAAATTCATTGTTATATCGTACATTTCTAATAAATAATGTTTGTAGAACTCATACCATTTTTCAAAATGAGTATCATGATTTACTATTCTAGGTGTAGAATGAGGAATATAATTAAATATAACACATTTCTTTGATATCATATGTAAAAATATTATATTCCTATAAATTATATTTTTTTAAATTACATTATAAATTAGTCTTCGAATTTCTTGTAAAATTCAAGTAACCAAAAAGGTTCTTCTCGTTTCTTCCATTCAAACATACTGTTTTTTTCAAATATATAATAACTTCTATATGCTTCAATTGGATCTTCGTCTTTATAAGTATCGGGCATCGCTTGTGCCACTTCAGTAATTCCTTTATCTTCAATTGGTGGTAAATTTTTTTCTAATTCATAAATATATTGTTGACATTTATGAATTTTACCATAACGATATGTGTATTCATAGCATAATTCTTTAGCAAGCTCAACTAACCAATTGTAGTTGGACAGAGAAGTTCTTGTCCAGACACAAGAGGGATGATTCTTATGTGTTAGTTTGTAAGGTGGATTATAAGAATAAGAGTCGTCAATTTCATTACAAACATGATGTACTGAACACAAAATTTGAGTGCTTTCAAGTATCATTTTGACTACATGTTTATTTACGTGCATCATAGCACATTGTTTAGGATCCCAATGAAGAAAGAAAATATTCATATTCAAACCAAAATTTTAAAATAATATGAAAATTTGTATATTATTTTCAATTTTTTATGAAAAAATATATATAAAATAGATAGTAAAAAGAATTTACTAAAAATATGAAAAAAACGAAATTTCAACCTATAAAAAATTGATTTTTTTATATTTTTTTTCTAAATTTTTTCAACTTGATATTTGAATATGAACTGCTCAAAAAACTCTAACGCTATTGAATCTTGGGAACAATGGGGAGATTACGAAGACGATGAAGTATTTTTTAATCGTAACGAAGAAGACTCCTTTTCTAATTATGACGTTTGCGTTGAGGATAAACGACGATATGTAGGAGAACCTATAAAAAGCTCTTTAGCACCTAGACCTATAAGCATTTATCGGCTGAAGTCCGACGTGCTAGAAGATTCTTATGATGATGAAGAGGAAGAAAATAAGAAAGAGCTGGAGGAGTACAAGAGTGTTATGAAAACTAAACTTAATTGGTTATCTGAACCAGTTGTTAATAATGATGATGAAGATTACGATAGCGATGATAGCGATAAAATATCTAAAGTCGCTCTAATTAAAGAGACAATTAGCGAGAAAGATTATCCAAGTCTTTCGTCTAGTATTTTTAAGCAAAAGAAGAAAGATGAACCAAAAGTTGTTGTAAAAGAGGAACCTATACAAGATGAGGAGGATAAAGAAGAAGGTTGGAAGAAAGTCATTCATCCTAATAACAAAAAAGATGTTCAGACGAATGAATGTACTAAAATGTGCTCTTCATGGACAGAAGGTCAAAAGTGTAATAGAAAGAAATGCACTTATGCTCACTCAGAAAATGAATTGAAAATTATTGAATGTCCTTTTAAGAATTGCAATATGGTTTTTGAAAAGGAAGGTTGCTTTTTTAATAAGAATAGTGAAAAATTTTGTAATAAAATCCATCACAATGAAACTCGCAATAATGTTCTCGAGAGAATAGGTGTTTTAAAACCCAAGATGGAAAAAAGTAATCAACCTATTGGAATACCTGATGAATTAGTTTACGCTCTCTCATTACTTTCATCTGATAAGTTTATTGAATTTGAGGGGGTAAAATATTTCGGAAAAATTTCTACTTCTTCTAAAGTAGAAGATCCAAAGAAAAAGGAAAAGACACAAATGTGTCGTTCAGTAAAGGATAAAACAAAATGTCCTCATGGAAGCAATTGTCGTTATGCTCATAAGTTTGAAGAATTGGTTGTTTCTCTATGTGGATTTAACGACAAGTGTCGAGGAATTCACAAGAATGAAAAAGGATACTATACTAACTCAAATGAAAAGAAGATCTGCTTTTACAGACATACTACTGAATCAAAGGAAAACTACAGAAGAAGAACCAGAATTTAAAAAAAGTATAAACATAAACTGATAAATATAATTTTTTTTTACATATTTGAATATTTTTAAATGTGACACTCAATTTTTAACTTAATATCCAGTTCTTTAAAATTTGACTGTAATTGTTTATTATTATATGTAAAATAATAATATAAAGATTTATTTTATTATATATTAATTTCTATATTATATAATAAAAAAAAATGGATAAAGAAACCAAATGCGAAAAAGGCTATCATTATCATCCCGGACATCCTAAATCGGATAAAAATGGATGTATGAAAGACGATGACATGAAAGAAAATTTCGGTAGTTTGTCAATTTATAATACAATTCGATGTAATACCCAACGTAGATTAAATAATACAACTTCTTATATAGGTATTTAAAAAATATATTTTTTATGATATTAACGAAATTATAATTTTTATAACAAAAGAAAAATTATAACTTAAATGTAATTTTTAGAAGCATTTCATAATAAATGCAAGTACATAGTAAGGTGGTATATTATTATGAGGTTGACTTCCACCTGTATTATTTATTGTAATACCAGTTGTATTAGTATTAGTATATGCAGTTCCGCCACCGGCATAACTAGTATTTGAACCAAATTCATTATGAATTGAACCTGCGTCGTATGTGGTTGCTGAATGATTATGACCCGGATCTGTAATACCGTGATTATGGGTCGTTAATTCATTAGTAGTTATTGTGTGTAAAACTTCACCACCTGTACGCCCTATAGATCCAGATAAAACCGTACTTGTTCTAGCACCTGTATCAACGTTTGTATTACCTCCATCAGCGGAAGAACCATTTACACCTGTGGCATTATTATTATATCCAAGAATAAATCTACCTCTAAGATCGGGAGTAGTGACACCATTCAAACTACCTCCGTCACATAAATGCCATCCTAGGGGGATATTACTTTCATTACCCTCCCACATGATGATAGAGCGTTTAGGTAAGACGTCGTTGGAACTAGATTTAACATACCATCTTCCACCATAACTAATTAGAGATACACCTTCAGAGAACCAAAGATTTCTAAAAGAATAATATCCAGGGTTATTATATTCAAGTATAATCAAACAGACATTTTCACGGATTCCATTATTTTCACCATTATTGATGATAACAATGGACTTCTCAGTACCGTCCGGAATAGATTCATTATTTTCCAAGTAAATCTCTCTTCCGAATCTAAAATTTCCGTTGTTTACAGTACCGTAACGATTATATTTTACCAAGAATATATCAAAAGAACCGCCTCCCTCACTGTAATTATATAACTGAGTTGCATAATTTGAATTAGGATCCATTCCTAAAGTCCATCCTTGAAAAACATCAACATGGTCAGTATCGAATTCACCTCCTAAATAAACATGACCATCACCAGTAGCAACAACGCTATTATTAATTTCGCTATATGAACCACCGACTTTACTACACCAAATTAAGTATCCATCGGTGTCATATTTCGTGAGATAAGAGTTACATATATCTGATGTAACATCAGCTTCGATGTATGGATAATCACCATTACTACCACTATTATAAATAAAAATGTCACCTGAACCTTCTGTGCCGTTATATGATCCACTTAAATAAACACTATTGTCACTTTTACCTTGAATAAATCTATTATCTACGCAAATGTTTGGTGTTCCCGAGTATCCGGATATAAAATTATACCATTGAACAATACCATTTTTATTATATTTAGCAAAAAAAGTATTGTAAGCAGGAACAGTTGGAATTGGTATAGAAAATCTAATATTATCTCTACTCCTAGTGTCGTAAATATAAGCATACTGGCCACCCATTTGAACAGCGAGGTAATAATTTCCATAAGAATCAACAACTGCAACAGGTTGATAAATTTGACCGTTAATTCCACTAGTGTCATTTGAGCCTAATCTATTGAACCATAAGCATTTTCCATCAGTATTATATTTGAGTGTAAAAAGACTAGAAAAACTATTGTCGACTTTATTAAAATCATCATAATATCTAATACCATCATCAACGAGATGATAAACTGTGACATTGTTCTCTTGCATGGCTGATACAAAAACATCTCCATCTTGATCGCAAGCAATCGAAAGTGAATCATTTGTACGAATACTACCGTAGATAGGAATACTCCAAATATATTTACCAATTTTATCAAATTTAACTATGAACATAGTTGCATTACTGATTTCTCTCTTAACATAATCTGATGCATCTACTATAACAATTCCGTCGTTGTCTGAAATAAAACCGGCCATGTAAACATTTCCGTTTTTATCAGCAACGGCGTTTGACGCATTTGTTCCGTCGCCAGAATTATAATATGCGTTGATATGTATATCCCATAAATAAGCACCATCTTTTCCAAATTTGATTAAAGAAGTTCCGCTATTCGATAATAAAACAGTTTTTATAGCTTGATTTGTATCTCTAGTTTCATAAATATAAATATTGTTTGACTCACCGTCATTAGTTTTCACGATAGAAACATAACTATTACCTTCTGCATCTGTATAAAGTGAAGGATATCCTTTAAAATCTGCATCAAACCCAATACGTGAAAACCAATCAATAGAACCATCTGATAGATATTTAATTAATGCAATATCTCTATTTGAAGAAAATCTGTTTTCTGTTCTATAACTATAATCGTTATAATAATAACAAAATACCTGATAACTATCAAAGCTGAACAAGCCATAGACATTATTATACTTATCACAACTTAAACGAAGATTTCGTTCATCGTCTTCACCTCCGATAGTAGTAGCCCAAGATAGATTATTCAAATTTGAATAATCTAGAATACTTAATTTAGTATTTACATCAATAACGTCAACATCTACACTTAAACTAATTTGTTCAGATTGTATTTTAGGAATCCATTTTCCATTATTACTAACTAAATCTAAACAATCAATTAAAGTAATTGTTTTTCTGATATTATAACCAAATCCGGAAGCAAGAGGTTCTAAAATTTGACAATTTACATGACCGTTTGCAGTATTATTAGTAATAACGATTGATTTTTCAAACGCATTAGGAATATTCGAAACATCCTCTATGTAAATATTTGGTTGAAAATTATTGTTCATCAATCCATATTTATTATATTTAATAAGAAAACAGTCAGTATCACCAATATTTGTCAATCTACCAACTGAATGATCATCGAAACCGTTAGTTGAAACATCCCATATATACAAATCGTAATTGTAATAAGAACCACTAATATAAACATGACCTAATTTATCAGCTTTGACATCTGCCGCCAAAATATCATAATCGCCTTCATATGAATATCCGGCAGCGGTTGTTGCCCATTGAAAATTACCATTTGTATCGTATTTAGCTAAAATTGAATGAACAGTTGAGTCTTCCATCCAATAATCTTTACTAGGTAATGTGTAAGCAACAGTGTCAGTTGAACTTGCATTGTAAAAATTAAATCCACTTCTATAATCGTTTACGTATCCATTTAAATGCACATAAATATTCGGGTTGTATTGACCAGTTATATATTGATTGTCACAAGTGATTACTGGATGAAATACAATGTCGTTTCCGGATTCATTCTCATTAGGTTTAATTACATTATTCCATTGAAAAATACCATTGTGATTGAATTTGACAACTGAAACGAATACGTCATGTAAATAATTATTTTCATAGTGATATACAGGTTGGGATTGATCAACTCGGGTATCATAAATATCGTAATCATATAAATAAGCATTCGAAAAAGATACATATACGTTTCCGTCTGCATCAACACAGCTACCGGATTCTATAACACCATTGAATTCCATACCTCCGGCATTACTAGATATACCATTAAACCATTGATAGAATCCAGAGCTATTATATTTTATAGTAAAAATACCAATACCATCTTCTCCTCCAAAAAATAAATTTTCAACTTGTGTGCTGTCAGGATCGAATATTATAACTAAATAATAATAACTTGAAGTTAAATAAAGATTTCCTAAAGAATCAGTATTCAGATTTATTCTAATAAATTTAAACCAATCAGGTGGTGGTCCTATATCATTATTAGGAATTAGACCCCCTTCAATATGATTGACCCATAAAAATTTACCAGTATAATCAAACTTCAAAATAAAATATGCTCCGGGACCATATTCTTCTCTAACAAATACTTGTTGAGGTATTTCATCATCTGAAGTGTCAAAAACAACAATAGCTTCTCCATTAAAATATCCACAAACAAATAAATTTCCTTCTAAATCACCAGTTACTACGGCCGTGGATGTGAAAGTAGGACTTTCAGGAGTGTTAAAAGCAATTACGCGAACATTCCATTGAAATTCTCCTTTCGTATTATATTTTACGAATATTGTATTTGCATCACCGCTATTTAAACCTCCGAGTGTTTTAGCGGGAATATTTTTATCTTTCGTATCGTAAATAAGAATATCTCCATCGTCATAACTTTGCATTGTTACAAACATGTCACCGCTACCATTTACAAAAACACTAGGTTCAGATTTAACATAATAACCTCCGATTTTTGTATACCATTTATTTACACCAGTTGAATCATATTTTGTCAAAAACAAAGCTTGGTCTGCTTCATTTAACGTCAAACTACCAACTGGTACTTCATTGTTAGTAAAATCATAAATACCCAATTCACTACTAACAAAAACTCCAGCTATATAGACATTATCATGTTTATCCAAATACATCTGAGGATTTGCATCGTAATTGTTTCCTCCAATTTTTGTATAAAATGAATTTTGAAGATTTTGATAATTCACAAAACTAGTTTTTGTACTAGTATCAATCACATCTAGATCATTTACATATTCATATTGGTCAGATATAATTTTTGGAATCCATAAACCATCCTTAGTGATAAGTTCAATAGCTTCCGTGATCAATACATTTCTACGAACTGAATATCCGTAATTTTCTTTCTTTAAAATTTGGAGATTTACGATTCCATTATGGTCATTATTAGTTAAAATAACTTCTTTACAGAAACTATCGGGAAGATCTGAATTATCTTCGATATATAGTAACTTAGGATTCGATAAATTTAATAAACCATATCGATTATATTTTATAATAAATATATCAGTTTGATATAGATTATTATCAAATTTTGTAAGAGTGACAACAGGAATGTCATTATTTTGAGCATCGTATATATTTAAAGTGTATTCGTATGAACCCATGAAATAAACATGTCCATCTTTGTCGGCTGCAATACTTATTTTATAAGCATCAGAATAATAGAAATCATTTGCTAAAGTGGCTGTTTTAGTAGCCCATGAAAATTTCCCGTCTTGATCGAAACAAGAAATGAATGCATTTTCACTTTCATTAACATAATCATATGATAATGTGTAAGCAATATGAGTCAAATCGGTTGAATTGTAAAAATTCAAAGGTCCATAGTAAGCACCAGACAAATAAACGTTGGAATTATCTGAACCTTTAACAAAACGATTATCTAGAGCAATACAAGGTTCATATTTGCTATTATATCCATCGACTGATGTATACCATTGAATTATACCTTCGCTATTATATTTCACAATGTTTAAACTTCTATATCCTTGTTTTATTGAAAATTCATATTGTGGATTGATTTTATCAGTAGTGTCAAATAAATAAGTTATATTATCACGTGATCTGAAACTATAATAAATATTTCCATCTACATCTGTAATAAGAATTGCGTCGGTTGTGTCATTATCATAAGCTGCAGTTTTCGTACCCCAAATAAAGCTACCATTTTTATCGTATTTAACTAAAAATGTGTTATCAGAATTATAGCTCGGCTCAAAGGGTGTTATTGTTCCATCAGGTCTAGAAACATTGATATTCAAGGGATTAAAAATGTTCAAATTACCGGAGAAATTTCCTGATAATAGAACATTACCTTCTGTATCGTTATCAATAAAACATCGAGGATCGTAATCGGAACTATATTCCATTTCAATATGATTCACCCATTTAAGCTTTCCATCATTGTCGAATTTAATTACGACATAATTATAAAAACTTTCTCCAGTGTGAAATGAATAAATAGGTTGCGTGTATTTAAGATGTCCTGTATGAAAATGTTCAATTATAACACAAAAGAAATCATCAGGTAAAGGAACATATTCCTCGGGAGTTTGGTCATAAATTTGTAGTTTTCTTGCATACAATGCATGTGCTAGGAAAACATTTCCATTGATATCACAAGAAATTCTAGGGTAAACTGGTGAACTATCATCATAAATACCATCAATATGATTTACCCATTGAAATATTCCATCTGAGTTATATTTGACTATAATAGAACTGTCGTCAGCTGCACCAGTCAAAGTTGATACTGGGCTGTATACATTTACGGTATCATAAATTAATACATCGTTATTATTACCATTAGCGTTTCCGAAACAAACAAAAACATTTCCATCACCATCACATACTAAGGAAGGATAAAATTTAGCATAATAACCTCCAATATTAGTTGTCCATTGAAATTCACCGAGATGATTATATTTTACAATGATGACATTTTCTGAGTCTCCGTCCTCTGATGTGTGAATATCATGAACGGGTACATTGTTATTAGTAGAGTCAAATATATTCACAACATCACTATCAGTTTCAGCGATGATGTATAAATTGTTATTCTTATCAACACATCTATTATTTTTATAATTATATTCACCACCACTACCACCAATTTTAGTATAGAATGTTTTTGATAACTTTGTATAATCAACAAAACTAGTATTTTTATCGATATTGATTACATCTAAATCTTCAGTATATGCAGATTGTAATATATTAGTTTGACTATCTAAATAAATAACCGGGTCGATTTTATCAGATGTTGTAATATGTCCATCGTCAACATGAAAATTCCCAACTGATAAATTATTTTTTACTTTTAAGTTTTCAATACCTATGTATTTTGAATTACGAAATTTATTTAAAGTTTCATCGGTTGTGATATTTGAATAATCAAGTTTGAAAGTTGTCATTTTTTTATTTTACAAAATATAAAAAAATAAAAATTATGTTGTTTTACTTTTTTTCTAAATGTTTTTTTTTCTAATAAATAAATATGATTTTGTGTTTATAATTATATGATTTTTTTTTAAGTTGTTTTTTGTATTTAAATATATATTTTTTAAAATCTTGTGTAAAAATAAAAATTAAGGATATAATTATAATACTCAAATTGTTTTATGTTTTTATAGTAATAATTATTATATTTTTTGTTTGATACAAATTTTTTTACAAAATATTTTATGAATTCCCATAATTTCAAATATTATATGTAATAATAATCCAATCATAAAAAATTTAGTGTATTCATTTGATTTCAATTTTGTAAGTATAATTCTAAGAATTACAAATAATATTCCTTCCAATATCGATTCTAACACAAGGTTTTTTATATTGATATGATATTTATTACATTTTACATTTAGATATTGAGAACAATAAATCTTATGCAATCCAGAAATTCCTCCAATGAAATGTTTTATAAAACCAATTATAAATGTACACAATAAAATATTTTGAGATTTGAAAATATTTATTATGACCAATGATATAAATAAACTATAAAATCCAATTATGATAGATTCAGCAAAAATAACCGAATAATTATATTTTATCATTTTACGCTTTATTTTATATTTTAAAAATATAAAATATAAAGCTTTGTAAAAATGAAAATAAAAAGTAGTAATAATGAAAGAATTTTTTTACAAAGATTTATTATTTATTCAAAAAATAATATCAAATGCTGATTATTTCTGGCCACCAGGTGGTGAAAGATATGAAAGACAATTCAGTTGTTTTAAGAGAGGTTTGTTTAATTTTGAAAATGTAAAACCAAATTCAATAATTCATGCTGATTTAATTGGTCTACGAGATTTTTACTTATTCAATAAAATTAAAGTTCCTTTTATACTAATATCATCAGAAATGGATTATTCTGTTCCATATTTAGATTCAAAGAAGAAATCTGAAGAATACATTGATTTAATTATAAATTTACTAGAAAATGAAAATTTGATAAAATGGTATTCGGTAAATGTTGATTATAAGCATCCTAAATTAGAATGTTTACCATTAGGCTTAGCTAAACATGTTCCAACTTTAATAAAAGCAGATAGCATACCATTATTAAATGAAAGTTATATGGCATGGAATATTTGTTCAGCAAATAAAGATGTTGAATATTTCTTTAATAATTTTTTGAATATAACTTCTGTGAAAGAAAATATGAAGAGAAATGAAAAGAAATTAGTTTATTATAGAATGACAGTGGGAAATTCTGTTAATTCTTTTCATGAATTTGAAAATATTCGTTCAGAAGCTTTGGAAAAAATGAAATTAAATGGTTTTAATGAAATCGAAACTAATCTGGTATACTGGACTGATTATATAACTGAATTATTGAATTACAAGTTTTGTCTTTCTTTACCAGGAAAAGGATTAGATTGTTATAGAACTTGGGAGGCTTTGTCATTAGGTGTTATACCAATAGTATATAGTACAAATTTAGATATTTTATATGAAAATTTACCAGTGGTGATAATATCTGATTTTTCATTACTTACTGAAGATTTTTTGAAAAATAAATATGAGGAAATATGTTCTAAAATTGATACTTATGAATGGAAAAAATTGAGTAGTAGATATTGGATTGATAAAATTAAGGCAAATTTTAATACGATCAAATATAATAATAATGTGGATATTGAAAAAAATATTATAAATCACGTAATGAATAGCTTAGAAAATGCTGCAAACGAGCGTTCTAATTTAGTCAAGGATATTCTTGAGTGTCCTGGTTTCTCAGGTATAAAAACTAGGCATTTTTATAATAATATTTGTTCAATGGATAATTGTAGATATTTAGAAATAGGAACATGGCATGGAAGTTCATCAATCAGTGCAATGTATAAAAATAATTTAAATGCTATATTTATAGATAATTATTCTTTATTCGACGGAAATAAAGAAATATTTTTAGAAAATGCTGAAAAATTTAAAACTAATAGCATTTATAGACTTTTAGATGAAGATTGCTGGAAAGTAAATTTAGCTGGATTACAGAAAGTAAATATTTATCTTTATGATGGACCTCATGAATATCAAGATCATTATAATGCAATTACTTACTATTATCCACTATTGGAAGAAAATTGTATTGTAATGATCGATGACTGGAGTTGGGAGAATGTAAGACAAGGAACGATGGATGCATTTAGAGATTTAAATACCAACATCAAATTTAAATATGAAATTATAACTGAACAGCCACATTATAATGAAAATGGTGTGAAAAATTGGTGGAACGGAATAGGAATTTTCATCATCGGAAAATAACTTAATACCACAAACACATTTTTTTGGTTATAAAAAAATTGATTTTTTTTTGATTTTTTTTACATACATTCAATACTGTTTTCAATGATGACTTCCGCACCCGCTTTGATGCCTCATATTTCTACCTCTTCTCTGAAAGGAGACGACGACTCTACTACCATAGTGTCTTCTTCTACTAATTCTGATACAGATCATGATTACATTGATGTTATGTATGAGAACTCATTGAGGGCTGAGAGTGTTTTTCATATCGATGGAAACTATATGTCTCTTCAAAACGAACTCAATTTCAAAATGAGAGCATTACTAATTGATTGGATGGTCGATGTTTGTTTGAAGTTCAAGTTCGTTGACGAGACTCTCCATATTGCAGTAGCAATAATCGATAGATTCCTATCTAAGAAGAGAATATTGAGAAGTAAATTCCAATTGGTTGGAATTACATCTTTATTTATTGCTTCTAAGTACGAGGAGACTTACTATCCTGAGGTGAACGATTTTATCTATTTAACCGAAGATTCATATTCATATGACGAGGTCATTTCGATGGAATCTACTATCTTGAAATTTCTAGATTTCAAGATAACCTTTCCTACTGCTTCTAAATTCTTGAATCATTATGTCAAGAAAATATCAAACGAGAACGTCATTTCTTTTGATATTTCTAGATATTTGATTGAGAATTCATTACTTCATGGTAAGATGCTCAAGTACTTGCCATCTAAGATAGCTTGTTCTGCATTGTATATTGCAAATGAAAAAACCGGATTGGTTTTGAAGAACAAAATGCTATTGAAGTATTGTAATTGCAGTCTGGATGATATACTGGAGTGCTTGACTGATTTAAAGTCTATTGTAGAAGAAAGAGAACCTAAATTAAATGCGCTTTGCAAAAAATACAGTTTCTCTAAGTATTCTAAAGTTTCTGCACTTTTTTAATTTTTTATTATAGTAATATTTTATTTAGAGTAAATATAACGAATTCTTTATTGTTTTTATCATCAAGAAGTAGTATTTCAAGAATATCAAATATTTTTTTTCTATTTTGTTCAAAATATCTGACATTATTACATTTTTCCCACCATTTATTTAAATCATCACCAACATACCAAGGACTACCTTGAAGATATGATTTACTAAATTTTGAATTTAGTTTGTCATACAAAGGTTGAATATCATTTAAAATTTGAGTGTAATTAGTTGTTGACATCATTTTTTATATTATCCATTCTTACTTATAAATATAATATAAAAAAAGAAAAAAAATTATTTCAACATCCGTTGACCATTTCTAGATATAGGATATTGTCTCTGTTGCCATTGTTCAGAGTTTCGTTTTCTCATTAGTCTCTCTTGCATTTCTGTTCTAAAATTTATCATTGAATTTGTATAATCTTCATCAGCCAATTTGTGAATGTTAGACGTATATGGATTATGTGGTTTAAGTGGTCCATAAGAATCACCGAATGATGTAGTATCGATTGCATTTCTAGTTATATAATTAGGCATCTTGACCGCATTTACATCATCATAATAAAATCTTGGTTGTCCTAGATTTTCATCAATATATGATCTATAAGATGTTCCGTAACCATAGAATCTAGGGTCATAAGTGTTAGAAACATTGATATCCTCATAAGGTTCAATTTCATCAAAATTACTTGGTTGGAACTGTTGAGGATAACTAATACCCATTAAAGAATTAATAGGTTCATTTCTATCATTTATATGATAATATCCAGGTGATATAGTTTCAGTAAATACATTGGGATTATATCTATCCTTAAATAAAGGGTTATTATTAAAAGGTTTGTTGAATAAAAGATGTTCATCATCACGAAGTTCTTTTTTATGATAACGACTTTTACTATCGGTTTCATAAGGAAAATTTTCAATAATATTATAACGATCATTACCATCAGTAGTAGTATCTTTTGAAAAAGAATAGTTTGGTTGAGTTGTTTTATTTTTCTTTTGTCTTTTGTAAGGACATGAATTTAATTTTGGTGCACTTGAATAATTCATATTTGGTTGATAAGTTACATCATAACCACTTTCAAACTCATATCTTTCTTTGTCATCATTTATTATTTCAATATTAAGTTGGTCATTCATTCTCCAGTATTCTAAATCAGTACTCCTTGGAGCCATAATTGGGGGAACGAAAGTTTTAGGATTTGGAGCACCAACTAAACTTTGATTAGATGTTTTAGTGTAAAATTGTGGATTACCATATTTCTTTTTTTTTATATTTTCTTGAAAATAAGTAGTTTCACCATTATCTATGTCTTCTCTGAGATGTTTGATAATATTTTTGTTCAAATTATTTATGGTTGTATTATTATCTTTACTCTTACAATGGTAATTAATTCTCGCTGTAAACGGTTTACAATATGGGTTAGTTTCTGGATATTTTTTTTCATTTTCAACAACGTTAAATTCAAAATTTTCTACGATGCTATCATTTTTACAATATGATGGTTGAGAATTCATTTTATATTCTATCATTCTAATCTTTTGATTATAATAAAGAATATTTATAATTAATAAACTAAATAATAAAATAATCAAATTTATTTTAAATTCAAAAATATTAAGAAAAAACAACATTAGTATTATTATTAGAACTATTTTTGTTGAAAAGGTAATTTTGTTCATAATTTTTATTGCATTTCTTAAGTAATTTTGCTTTCTTATCATTACCTATTTTTAATATAAATTATTTTTTTTTTAATTTTATTTTTTTCAATAAAATACAAGTAAATTTCTAATCATAATTTTTTTCATATTCATATGAGTTATTTGATTTTATCCATATGTAACAACATATTTTTTGTTACATATGTACTAATTGAAAAATAAAAAAAAAATTAAACTCCGCCAGGAGGAGTAAAGTCGTTATCAGGAATCATTTTAAAGTAGTGAATATTTCCATTCTTAAAGTGACGTATTAGTCGAAATGGATGTGTAAATCTACTATTATCAGCATACACTATATTTATATAAAAATCATAATTATTTTCTTCGTCAAAAACTGTTATTGATTTATAAATTGAATTAAATTTATCATCCGAATCCATAAAAAAACTATTATGTATTGTTACACTTTCAATATTATTTTGATCGATAATTTTAATTTTATTATATATTTCAGAAGTATTCGTAAGATCACTAAATGTATCTAAAATTATATCATAACTAACTTCTTGCCAGACGAAATCAATAAAATTCATAGCAGCAACACCACCAGGTGGAGGTTGAATTGGATCATCATCATTATTTTGCATTCCGTCATATTTTTTTTTATGATACTTAGGAGATGTTTTTTTATTTCTTTTAGTTGACCTTTTTTTTGACTTTTTCATCCTTAGGTTTCTTAATTTTAAAGAATATTTTTTCATTTATTTATTATATACATATTTTTTATAAAAAAACTATTTTATCCATTTTTCAAAATCTTTGAAACAATCAATAGAACAGAAATAAATTGTTTCTATTTTATTTGTTTTATCATTGAAATTTTTACTTGTAAATTTTTTCATTGAAGATTTAATTCTAACCTTGCATTTTTCACAACGTTTACTGTCACCAACACTTTTATTACCGTCACTATCAATCTCATTGTCACTAGAAATATAAACTTCATCCGGATATTCTAAATCATCATCATGATTTTCTTGAACTTCTC